CCTGACTCAATCGCCGCGCCCCTCCGTGGCGCTCATCAATCTTCATCGCCCCCCCCATCACCCCATGACCACCATCCTCCCCGCCACGCTCGACGTGCTGCGCCACCTGCGCCTGCATGGCCGGCAGACCACGCAGCAGATCCTCAAGGCCGTGCCCACGGCCCAGGCGCGCACGGTGCACAACCTGCGCAGCCTGGGCTACATCGATTCGCTGCCGCTGGAACGCAACAGCGTGGCCTACACCATCACCGCCAAGGGCCAGCGCCGCGTGGCGCAGGCGGCCAGCAAAGCCGCCGCACAAGCCCCGCACGGCCAGGCCCCGGCCATGGTTTCGCACAGCGACACCGAAGCCGCCATTCTGGCCGTGCTGGGGCGCGCCAGCGGCCCGCTGTCGGTTACCGACCTTGCGCGCCGCGCCCACATCCCAGAAGCGCTGGTGCGCCCAGCCGTCACGATGCTGGTGCAAAGCGGCCAGGTGCTCACGCGCACCACGCGCAAGGTGCCCATGTACCGCCTGCCCATCAACGGCACGGCCCCGCAGGGCCGCCGCCCCTACCCCACCGGCACCTACGACGGCGCCGAGCTGCGCCGCAACCCCGGCATTGGCCCCGAGCGCTTTGACGCTTTTGCCCTGCCCAGCCGCGTGAACGACCGCCTGCACTGGCCAGACGGCCGCGAAACCCCCTTCAAGACCCCGCGGGCCTGAAGGACTGTATCCCCCAACCACCCCGAAACGGAGCCCGTTTGATGGACCTGAACAGCTTCTGCGCGCGCCAACACGACCCGCGCCCCCACCTGCACACACCCATGCGTGTGGGCAACCTGGTGGTGGCCACCAATGGCCACATCCTCATTGCCCTGCCCGACATGGTCAGCGAATTCCCCGAAGCACCGGCAGAGTTTGGCACCAAGGTCACCAGCATGCTGGCGCAGGAAGCCCCGGCGGGCGAGCCGGTGCCGCTGGCCACCATCGATCTGCCCGAGCGCACTGATTGCCCTGATTGCGGAGGCGATGGCTTCCTGATTCTCGCCCCGTGCCCGGAATGCGAGGGCAAGGGTGATTTTTGGCACGGCACCAACCTCTACGAGTGCAAGGAATGCTTCGGCAACGGCACCGTGCCGGCCGCCATTGGCGACCCCGGCGCCAAGCGCGAGATCTGTGTGCTCTGCGATGGCGATGGCGCCGGCCATCAAGCCGTGGAGGTCAACGGCGTTTTGCTCCAGCGCCGCTACCTCGCGCTGCTGAAGGCCCTGCCGGGCTGCACCGTTGCGCCCAATGGCGACATGGCCGCGCACTTCCGTTTTGATGCCGGCCATGGCCTGCTCATGCCTTGCCGGCGCTGAAGCCACTGGGAGCCAGCCATGCGCACCATGACCACCCCCACCAGCACCCCGGCCGACCGGGAATTTGTGCGCCGCCCTGAGGTGCCGCGCCTGGCCGAAGAGCTGCAGCGACAGCACCCGCGCTGGAGCCGGCTGCGCTGCTTGACGGAAGCCAAGCATATCGCCACCGCAAAGCCCACCCCGCCCACCAAGCCCACATCCTCGCCCACTCAAGCATGACCACCACCATGACCACCAATGCCGATACCGATACCGAGCACGCCACCACGTCGCCCAATGACCCGCCGGTCGGCAGCGCCGTGCAGTTGCGCCACAACCTCACCACCGACTACGGCGCCGCCGACCCTGATGCAGGGCTGCACGGCAGCATCGTGGGGCGCGACCCGTTTGGCGGCTACCAGATCAAGACCGGCGCGGGCCACGTGCGCATCCGCAGCCGGGGGGATTTCATCGTCACCGCGCTGCCGCCTGCGCGGGCCGATGAAGCCTTGCAAGGCCTGTCCACTGGCGACGCCACAGCAGCGCCCGCACTGCGCCTGGTGATGGCACCGCCCCTGCTGGCCATCAACAGCCCCACCAACCCGCGCCGCCGGCACGGGTTGAGCATCGACAGCCTGCGCGCCCTGGCCGACAACATTGCTGCCGTCGGCATCGGCCAGCCCATTCTGGTGCGCCCGCTGCCGGCCAGCCGCGTGCACGAGACCAGCGGCATGGACCCGCGCCCGGCCTACGAAATCATTGCGGGCGAACGCCGCTGGCGCGCTGCACAGATGGCCGAGCTGGCCGTAATCCCCATGTTTCTGCGGCCCATGAGCGACGAGGCGGTGCTGGAGATGCAGCTCATCGAGAACATCGAGCGCGAAGACCTCGACCCGATGGAAGAGGCCGAAGGCTTTGCCCTGCTGCGCGACAAGCTGGGCTACAGCGTGGAGCAGATCGCCGAGAAAATGGGCAAGGGCCGGGGTGCCAGCTACGTGCGCAAGCGCATGAAGTTGCTCGACCTGACGCCCGAGGCCCGCGAAGCCATGTACGACGGCACGCTGCAGCTTTCCACCGGGCTGGCCGTGGCCCACTACCCGGCCGATGTGCAGCCCAAGGCCGTGGCGCTCATCAAGAGCATGGCGCGCACCGTGCAGGGTTCTGACGGCAGCAAGACCACCGCACCCGCGCCCTTCCGCGAAGTGGCCTCGGCACTGTACAAGCGCTTCAACCTCGTTCTGGCCCAGGCCGGTTTTGACACCACCGACCCGGTGCTGGTGATGACCGCCGGCGCCTGCACCACGTGCCCCAAACGCACCGGCCACACGCCCGAGCTGTTTGACGACGCGCCCCAAGCCGCCGACAGCTGCACAGATGCGGCCTGCTGGGACGCCAAGAAGGCCGCGCACGTGCAGATCATCCGCGTCGACGCCGAAGCCCGTGGCTTGACCGTGATGGACCCGGCCGACGCCGACAAGGTGGTGCGCCAGCCGCGCAGCAACCATGCCGAGGGATACACGCCGCTGAACCAGGTGGTGCACACCGAAGCGGGAGATGACGGGAAAGAGCGCGCGGTCACTGTGGCCGACCTGCTGCGCGCCCAGGGCCGCAAGGCCCCGAAGGCCACCGTCATCATCCATCCTCACACCTGCCAAGCTCTGGAAGTGGTGCCCAATGCCGTGGCAGACCAGCTCATCAGCGCGCACGCCAAGCAGCACACCGCCGCCGCGGCCGATGCGCAAGACGCTGCCGCCCAAGGGGCCACCAACAGCGCAGCGCAGGCGCACGCTGGCACCGAGCCCGAACAGCCGGCAGACCCTGCCATACAAGCCATGCGCGCCCTGCGCCGGCCCGACGTGCTGCGCGCCGTGATGTACCGCCTGTTCGACAGCGTGCGCGTCCGCGCCCGCAGCCCGGCCGATCTGCTGCTGATCGCCGAGCAGTTCATCGCGCACCACGAAGCGCCCTTCAGCTACCTGGAGGAATACCTGGGCTGGGAAGACATGACGCAGGACGAAGACCCTGAAGATTACCTGCGCAACAAGCTGGCCGCACTGGACGCCGACCAGCTCGCCCAGGTGGTCACGATGGCCGCCATGGAAGCGGCGCTGACATTCTTCGGCGGCCGCTACGGCGCCGAAGCAGAGGCTGCAGACTACCTCACCGAACAGGGCATCGACATCCTGGCCGTGCGCGACAAGGTGGCCGATGACCAGGCGCGCAACAGCGAGCTGGCCGAGTTCCTGAATGGCGATGCGGGCATCGACGAAATCGGTGCCACGGCCGACGGTACTGGCACCGACATGGGCACCGACGCTGATGCCGCCGAAGAAGGAGAAGCGGCATGAGCGACTCCATCGAGACCAGCGAAGACATGGCCCGGCCGTGGGCCGGAACAACCGCCCAGGCTGCGGCCCCCAACACGGTCGTTCGCGAGGCGCTGGAAGCGGCCCATGCGGGCCTGAATTGGTATCGCGACCGCTGCCCCGATGCGGTGGACGGGAGCGACGACGAAGCCGATGCGCTGATCGCCCGCGCCCTGGCGGCACTTGACTGCATGGCCGGGCAGGCTGAGGCCGATGGCATCACGTCCGCCGAACGCTCCACCCTGGTGGCAGTGCTTGACGTCGTGCGATTCGCCAACCTGGCTCTGGATGACTCGGAGGAAATGGAGGGCGACGACGGTGAGCGCTGCCACAGCGTTCGCTCTGACGACTTCGACAACCTCGATGAGGCGTTGCAGCTGCTTGCCGACCTGCCCGACGAAGACCCCCACTACACGCTGGGCCCGGCAGGCAAGGCCAAATGGGCACTAAAGCGGCTGCTCAATGAATGGCCGCTCGGTCAAGCACGCCCCACGCTGACCACGCCATCACGTGCGGCGATCGATGTGCTGGCCGAGCGCGTGCGCCAGATGCGCCAGGAAGGTTGGACGCCGCGGCATGACGACGAGCATGACGACGAAAGCCTGGCGCTGGCGGCCGCATGGTACGCGACGCCCCACTTCACCCGCAGCGCCCTCGATGTGAATGACATGAGCCTGTGGCCCGCGTCGTGGGCAGATGCGTGGTTCAAACCGGGGGCACGGCGCGGCGAGCTGGTCAAAGCCGGCGCCCTCATCCTCGCCGAGATCGAGCGCCTGGACCGCGCAGCGGACGCCGCACGGCACACCTCTGACGAGGCGCCCACATGATGCCCTGCCTCTCCATCCGCCAGCCATGGGCTTGGCTCATCATCCACGGTTTCAAGGACATCGAAAACCGTGACTGGGCCACGCGCTTTCGCGGGCAGGTGCTGGTGCATGCCGGTAAGGCCATGACACGGCCGTACTACGACAACGTGTGCAGCACCCTGCACACCCTGGGCCTGCTGCCACCCGCCATGCCGAGCCATGAGGCGCTGCGCCAACAGTGCGGCGGCATCGTCGGCAGCGTGCACATCACCGACTGCGTGCGCACCCATTCGTCACCCTGGAAAGAGCCCGACAGCCACGGCTTCGTGCTCGCCCACGCGAAGCCTCTGCCGTTCCACCCGTGGCCCGGGAAGCTGGGCTTTTTCAATGTGCCCGAAGAGCTGCTCTCGCAGTTGCAGGCACCCACCACCCATTGACCACCACCGAGGCATCACCATGAAAAGCATCTCGTTTCAGCAGCTCCCCGCCATTGGTGCGCAGCTTGCCGAAGGCATCTTCTTCGGGCTCACCACAAAGCCCGATGGAACGCACTGCGCGGCCATTCTGCTGCCCACGCGCGGAACCAGTTTGAAATGGAAAGCAGCCAAGGCTTGGGCCGCCGAACAGGGTGGCGAGTTGCCCAGCCGCCCGGTAGCCGCACTGCTGTTTGCCAACCTCAAGGCCCAGCTCAAGCCCACCTGGCACTGGACCAGTGACGAAGCCGGCGCCTCCTACGCCTGGCTTTGCTACTTCTTCAACGGCTACCAGGACGTCAACCTCAAGAGCTACGAAGGCTCGGCTGTTGCCGTCCGCTTGATTCCCCTCGCCGCTTGATCCTTCAATCCTTTTTTTTCTGGAGCCACCATGTCCCTCATTACCTTGAAAACCATTCAAGAAAAGCAGGCCGAACTGGCCGCACTCATTGCGCAATTCAGCGCGCCCACCACGGTGCGCATCCATATTCCCGCTGTTGAGATCGAACTGCGGCCCGGAGAGCGCTATGCAGGCGCCGTGCTCGATGCTGATGGCCACCTGAGCCATCACCTTGTGGAGATGGCTCAGCGGCCAACCGGCAAGATCAACTGGCAGGCCGCGATGAACTGGGCTGCGTCTGTGGACGGCGACCTGCCATCGCCGCAGGAACAGGCGCTGCTCTACGCCAACTGCAAGCCGCATCTGGACCCGTCCTGGCACTGGTCCAACAAGACACATGAAGAAGACGCCTCCTACGCCTGGGGTTGCAACTTCTACGACGGCTACCAGGACGGCCTCCTCAAGAGCTACGAAGGCTCGGCTGTTGCCGTCCGCAGAGTTTGATTTCTTCAGTCCTTCAATCCTTTTGAACTGAGCCACACCCCATGGCCTTGCACACCGATCTCCCCATCTACCGTACTGGCGTGCGGCTGCTGGAACTTGCCGTCAAGGTGCAGGTGCAGATGCCCCGCACCGTCAAGCGTGCGCTGGGAGAGAAGATCACTCAGCACTGTGTGGACATGCTCGACCTGATGGCATTGGCCAACGCATCGAAGAAGGCCACACGGGCTGAGTACATCGAGCAGCTGCTCACCAAGCAGCGCGCCATCACGGTGCTGCTGCGCGTGAGCCACGAGAGCCGATACCTCTCGCCCAAGCTGTGGGCCGACAGCATCGAGCTGCTGGGCAGCATCGGCAAGCAGGGTGGCGGATGGCTCAAGAACGCCAACAGGGCGCCTGCAGCATGACGGTCAAGGCCCTCACGCCCGTGCGCACAGTGAATCTGGTCGCGCCCCTGGCCCACAAGGCCACGGACATGCACGCCACGGTAACCGGCGCCCCCACGGGCGCAAGGACCGGTGCAGCCGCCCCGCTGATCGCCCGCACTGGGCTTCGGCAGGCCGGCCAACACAGCGCGATGGTTGCGCCTCCTACGCCTGGAATTGCAACTTCAACAACGGCAACCAGAACAACAACCACAAGAGCTACGAAGGCTCGGCTGTTGCCGTCCGCAGATCCACACCTGTTCCAGCTGCTCGTACAGGCCTACCTTGACTGCCGGCGCACCAAGCGCAACAGCGCCAGTGCGCTGGCCTTCGAGGCCCAGGCCGAACGCAATCTGTTCGATTTGCACGAAGAGCTTGCCAGCGGAACTTATCAGCCCGGCGCGTCAGTGTGTTTCGTCATCACCAGGCCAAAGCCGCGGGAAGTATGGGCCGCACGGTTCCGCGATCGCATCGTCCACCACCTGCTGTACAACCACATCGCGCCCAGCTTCCACGCCCGGTTCACGGCCGACAGCTGCGCCTGCATCCCCGGCCGTGGCACCCTCTATGCCGCCCGCCGGCTGGAACACCAGGTGCGCAGCATCACCCGCAACTGGCGCGAGCCAGCGCACTACCTCAAGTGCGACCTGGCCAATTTCTTCGTCAGCATCGACAAGGCGGTGCTGCTGGGGCAGCTGCAACGCCAGGTGACCGAACCGTGGTGGATGGCGCTGGCCGCCACCATCCTGATGCACGACCCGCGGCACGACGTCGAGGTGCGCGGCACCCGCAGCGAGCTGGCCCTGGTGCCACCACACAAGAGCCTGTTCAACGCGCCAGACGGCCATGGCCTGCCCATTGGCAACCTCAGCAGCCAATTTTTCGCGAATGTGCTGCTGGACGATGCAGACCAGTTCGTCAAGCACCGGCTGCGCGCGCGGCACTATGTGCGCTACGTGGATGACTTCATCCTGCTGCACCACAGCCCGAAATGGCTCAACCAGGCCAAGAGCCAGATAGAGCAGCTACTGGCCGGCCTGCACCTGCAGATCAACCCACGAAAGACTGTTCTGCAGCCTGTGGCGCGCGGCATCGACTTTGTGGGCCATCTGCTCAAGACAGACCGGCGCATCACCCGCCGTCGCACCGTGCACACCGCCCTGAGCCGGTTGCAAGACATGCCGGCCGCCGACCTGCACCAGGCGGCCAACAGCTACTTCGGCCTGCTCAGACAGGCCAGCCACAGCCACCACGACCGCACGCTCATCGCGCATGCCGCACTTCAGCGCGGCCATGCGGTGGCGGGCGACATGACCAAGATTTTCAGGAAGGCATTTCCATGATCGACTTGATCGAACTGCGCCACTTTCACCTGTTCGTAGGCCTGGGCGGTGGTGCCCGTGGCTTCAACCGGGCCAGCCCTCGCGTGGGCAACCTGCAGGGCCGCTTCCGCTGCATCGGCGGTGTCGACGTCGACCCGTCTGCCGTGCGCGACTTCGAGCGCCTGGCCGACACCAAGGGCACCGTGCTGGACCTGTTCGACCGCGACCAGTACCGCAGCTTCCACGGCCACGAGCCGGGCCCGGACTGGCGCGAGGCGACGCCGGCCGACATTCAGCGCGCCGCCGGCGGCGAGCGCCCGCACATCGTGTTCCTGTCGGCCCCGTGCAAGGGCTTCAGCGGCCTGCTGTCCGAGGGCAAGAGCAAGACGGACAAATACCAGGCGCTGAACCGCCTGACCGTGCGCGGTGTGTGGCTGATGCTGGAGGCCTTCGCCGACGATCCGCCCGAGCTGATCATCTTCGAGAACGTGCCGCGCATCGCCACCCGTGGCCGCCACCTGCTGGACCAGATCGGCGACCTGCTGCGGGCCTACGGCTACGCGGTGGCCGAGACCACCCACGACTGTGGCGAGATCGGCGGGCTGGCCCAGAGCCGCAAGCGCTTCTTGCTGGTGGCGCGGCACGCCGAGAAGGTGCAGCCCTTCCTGTACCAGCCCGACACCAAGCCGCTGAGGGCCGTGGGCGACGTGCTGGGCCGCATGCCCATGCCCGGCGCCGACGTTGCCGGGCCCATGCACCGGGTGCCGCGGCTGCAGTGGAAGACCTGGGTGCGCCTGGCGTTCGTCGAGGCTGGCAGCGACTGGCGCAGCCTGAACCGGCTGGAGGTGGTGGGCGGCAACCTGCGGGACTTCCTGATCGTGCCCGAGCGCCGCAACGGGTTCCTGGGCGTCAGCAGCTGGTCCGACACGATGGGCGCCGTCGCTGGCGAGTCCCTGCCCACGAACGGCAAGTTCAGCGTGGCCGACCCGCGCTTCGAACAGTCGGCCAAGTGGAAGGACGGCCAGGCCCTGGGCGTGCGCACCTGGGCCGACTCCACCGGCGCCATCGCTGGTCAACAGGGACCGCTGCAGGGCGCCTACAGCGTCGCCGACCCGCGCCACACCGACCCGGCAAAGCACAGCAACGAGTTCCGCATCGTCCGCTGGGACGGCCAGGCCTGCGCGGTCACCAGCGCGCACGGCAGCGGCCAGTGCGTGGCAGACCCGAGAGGCGGCGAGGACCCGGCGAAGCTGCACGGCAAATACCACGTGTCGCCCTGGTCGCAGCCATCGCACGCAGTCATCGCCGGAAACGCGAATGGCGCCTTCGCTGTTGCAGACCCGCGCCCCGGCCTCGATCGCGGCAAGGGCGACCACTACCTGACCGCCGGGCACTACGGCGTGGTGCCATGGACCGAACCGGCCGGGGCCGTCAGCGCGTCCGCTGGCCACGACAACGGCCGCTGGTCAGTGGCTGATCCG